TTCGTGGTGCTGGGCGCCGACGACGACACGAGCGCACAGGTCGCAGCAAGCAACAACACCAAGGAGAACAGCGAGATGGATTTTCAGGCATGGCTGGCGGACAAGGGCTTCGACGCGGAGGCGCTCACGGAGGCGCAAGGCGAAAGCCTCAACGCGATGTACGACGCAGAGCAGGCAGTGGAGGACGCAAGCACGAACGCGACAGCGACGTCTGAAGACGCTGGCGATGACGATCCACCCGCTGTCGCTGGGCGCATTGCCGCCGGCGGCGTGGTCGCGGACATGCGAGCCGAAGCCTCGGCCGAGACACAGCGCATCGCTGAGGTCCGACGTCTCTGTGCATCCGGGGGCGGCAAGCACACCGAACTCGAAGCCAAGGCGATCAGCGAGGGCTGGGACGCCTCACGCACCGAACTCGAACTCCTCCGCGCCGAGCGCCCGCAGGTCAGCGGCGTGCGGACCGGCAACGACGCGCAGACGCCCCGCGCGATCGAAGCGTCGCTGTGCCTGTCGGCTGGTCTGAGCGAGAGCCAGGTCGGTGAACTCTACGACGAGCGGGTGATGAACGCGGCCCTGTCGCGCGACATGCGCGGCGCCGGGATTCACACGCTGCTCTACGAGACCATCCGCGCCGCGGGCGCCTCGTCCCGGCCCGGGCGTGTGGACAACGAGACGATTCGAGCGGCGTTCAGCGCCGACCGCCAGCTCGTGCAGGCGGCTGGTGGGGCTGGATTCTCGACCATCTCGCTCACCGGCATCCTAAGCAATGTCGCCAACAAGACGATGCTCGCGGCGTATCAAGCCGTGCCCAGCGTCGCGTCGAGCATCGCCGCCGAGACGGACGTGTCCGACTTCAAGGAGGTCACGCGCTACCGTCTCACCGGCGTGGGGCTCTTCGAGAAGGTCGGGCCCGATGGCGAACTCAAGAGCGCCGAACTCAGCGAAGAGGCCTTCACGAGCAAGGTCGAGACGTACGGGCGGATGATCACGCTCACGCGGCAGATGATCATCAACGACGACCTCGGCGCCTTCCTGCAGATCCCCAGGTTGATCGGGCGCATGAGCGCGCTCAAGCGAGAAGAAGCGCTCTTCGAACTGCTGCTCTCCAACCCCGGTTCGTTCTTCAGTTCGGGCAACAACAACTTCCTCTCGGGCGCGCAGACGTCCCTCTCCATCGACGCGCTGACGGAGGGCGAGCAGCTCTTCCTCGACCAGACGGACAGCGAGGGCAAGCCGATCCTGCTGTCGGCCAAGACCTTGCTCGTGCCGACGTCGCTCAAGGTCACTGCCGAGCAGTTGATGACCGAGACGCGCGTCAATCAGTTCGATCCCAAGGCCAAGCCCGCCAACAACCCCCACGCGGGCAAGTTCACGGTCGTCTCGACGCCCTACCTCAACGCCCAGGCGATCACCGGCGGCAGCGCGCTGGCGTGGTACCTCTTCGCTGATCCGGCGGACATCGCGGCGCTCGAGGTCGCGTACCTGCGCGGCAAGCGCGTGCCGACCATCGAGAGCGGTGATACGAACTTCAACACGCTCGGCGTGCAGTGGCGCGGCTTCTTCGACTTCGGCGTTTCGGTCCAGGACAAGCGGGCGGCTGTCAAGGTCAAGGGCGAGGCGTGATGGCGGTGATTGGAGACGAACATGGCCAACGTCACACCGCTGCTGCTCTTCCAGACGGCGCAGGACATCAACATCGGCGGGGCCGTGTGGTCGACGCCGGAGGGCGCCCTGGCGCAGGACTTTGCAGCCGCGCAGAGCGGGCCGGTGGGGTTGTTCTCGCCGGGCCCGAGCACGAACACACTGCGATTGCGCGATTCGAACATCGGCTCGCCGCCGCCGGTGGGGTTCACGCTCCTGGGTGTCGAACTCGAGGTCCGTGGGCGATGGACGGGCAACTCCAACGGGACGCGCACGGTGCGTGTCGAAGCGCACGTCGGGGGCGTTGTGCGGGACGATCTTGGAACAGGGTCGCTGCCGCTGAACCTGAACAACTCGTTCGTCAAGGGCGGACCGACGGACACGATGAACCTCAGCGAAGCGGACGTGCTCGATCCAGCGTTCGGATTCCAGATTGTGGGGTCGAGCACATCGCTGCACATAGGCGGGAACACATTGCTCATAGACGTGATCCGGTGGCGGTTCCACTGGGAGGCGCCGGCCGGGTCGGGGGCATCGGGGCGTTCGAGGATGCGCACGCGCGAAGCCTTCGTTCGTGGAGCGTTCGCATCATGAAGAGGGCATCGTAGATGGCCAGGCGCAACAACAGGCAGGCGATCGGTCCCGGTCCGGGGTGGACGGATGTGTTCCGCTCGGACGACGCTGGCGGCACGGACGGCCCCGGCGCGCGCGAGCTGCTGCTCACCTGCGCGGCGGACTCGGCGTTCCCGATCGAGTACCGCATCGAGGCGCCGCAGGACCCGGCGGGTGAGCAGGCGCAGCTCGACCCGGGCGAAGCGGCGCGGATCACCGGACACAACCAACTCATCCGCCATGTCGTGATGCGCGGCGTCGGCGGCGCGGCCACGGGCGGAACAGAAGAGACCACGTTCTAGAGGAGAACAAGCAATGGCGACAGCAGTATTCAGACACCAGGGCGCAGCGATCGACCACACACCGGCGGCGGACGTCGCGGCGGGCGACGTGATTGTGCAGGGCGAACTCGTCGGTGTGGCGCGGCTGGACATCAAGGCGAACGTGATCGGCGCGCTGGCGGTCGAGGGTGTCTTCGACTTCCCCAAGGCGATCGGGGCGAGCAGCGCACTGCCCACGGGTTCCGATGTCTTCTGGGATGAAGCGGCGCTGCAGGCGACGGCGGACTCAGCGGCGGGCGTCAACAAGCAGATCGGGCGGGTGGTGCGGGACGCGGCCGACGGCGACGCAATCGTGCGCGTGCGGCTGAGCCAGTGAGGGATTGACCGTGGCTGACCTGCTCCAGACCGGATCGACCTGGCTCGAAGACCAGCGCCATCAGCACATGACGCGGCCCGTGACCTACCTGCGCGGCGCCGACAGCGTGCAGATGCAGGCGACGGTTGGCAGGACGGTCTTCGAGCAGGAAGACCAGTTCGGCGTGATCCAACGCACCGAGAGCCGCGACTATCTCGTCCGCGCTGCAGATCTCGTCTTCGTCGCGGGCGAGCAGTCGCTGCCACAGGTCGGCGATCGCATCCGCGAGCCGAGCGGGACCGGGGCGCTGCTCTATGAAGTCATGGCGCCGGGCTCTAATTCCGGGGGCGAGCCGCCCTTCCGCTACAGCGATCCCGAACGGATCACATTGCGCATCCACACGAAGTTCGTGGGACTGGAGGCGACGCCGTGAGCACGCCTTCTGCGAACAACGGTAATGGTCGCTCGCGCTGGGCGGCGGTGATCCTGACGGCCCTTTTGGCGCTGGCGACGGTCACCGTCCAGTGGGGCATGGTCAATGCTCGGCTCGACGGCGTGGAGAAGCGGCTCGACGAACTGATCGTGGAGTCCCGTTTGATGCGCGGCGCGTATGCCGACCTCGAGCGGCGGGTCGCTTTCCTCGAGGGGAGGGCATCGCAATGAGCGTGAGCATCGCCATCGCCGACGCCATTGCCGCATCCTTGAATGCACAAGGCTTTAATCCGCCGGTCGCCGCGGCGCGATCGCACTTGCCCATCTTCGACCTGGGCCAAGTGGGAGATGCATTGCAGGTGAGCGTCGTCGCGCGGAGCGTGACGGTCGAGGGCGCGACACGCACCAGCAACTTCTTCGACGTCTCGACCGATATCGGCGTGCAGAAGCGAGTTGATCCCAACGATCCCACGCAGATCGACGCTTTGCTCAATCTCGTCGAACAGATCGGCGACCACCTGCGCTTGAAACGTCTCGACACCTTCCCTGACGCCCAGTGGCTGGCCAGCGAGCACGATCCGATTCTCGCGGCCGAGCACCTCGAACGCCTCAGCGTCTTCACATCCGTTCTGACTGTCACCCACCGCGTCACGCGGTAGAGGGAGATTCACATGGCCATCCAAGGCATGTTCGCGGTGCTCAAGTTCAAGACGGGAGGCGTCGGTTCGGCCAATCCGTGGACCGATCTGACCAACGTCAAGGACCTCACGCTCACCGTCGAAGCTGGCGAGGCAGATGTCACAACTCGCGCCAACTCGGGCTGGCGGGCGACGCTCGCCACGCTCAAAGAGGGCACGCTCGAGTTCGAGATGGTCTGGGAGCCGGGAGACGCGGGCTTCGAGGCGGTCAAGGACGCGTTCCTGACCGGTGGCATCGTCGGCCTGGCGGCGCTCGATTCTGCGGGCGCATCAGCCGAAGGGCTCGTCGCCGACTTCTCCATCACCAACTTCAGCCGCGCCGAGCCACTCGAAGAGGCGATCACTGTCTCGGTGACGGCCAAGGTTGCGGTCTTCAGCGCCTGGACGACGACGGGTGTGGCCTGATGAAGACCTTCACCGACAACGAGGGGCGCCAGTGGACGGTCGCCGTGCATATCGCGTCGGTCAAGCGCGCCAAGGGGCTCGCGGGCGTCGATCTGATGGGGGCGCTCGACAGCGGTCTCATCGAGCGATTCATCCGCGATCCGGTGCTGCTGTGCGACGTGATCTACGCCGTGTGCAAGCCCGAGGCGGACGAGCGAGGCGTGAGCGACGAAGAGTTCGGGCGCGCGATGGCGGGTGATGCGATCGAGCACGCAACGGAAGCGCTACTCGAGGAGATCGTGTCTTTTTCCCCGAACCCGAGGGACCGGGCCGTCCTCGGGAAGGTGCTCAAGGCCACACAGTCGGCGATGGATCGGGCTCGCGACCTCGTGGAGACACGCTTGGACAGCGGCGAACTGGATCGGGCGATCGACGAGGCACTGGCGGAAGCCGATAGGCATGGCGACTCGTCGACCACTGCGCCGGCGTCTGCGGCGTCGATCCATCCGCCCTGACGCTGCGGGAGTTGGCCGCGATGGCCGAGGCTCGCGAGCTGAGCGAGTGGGCGCGGGCATCGACGCTCCTGGCGCTCATCGCCAACGCCCACCGCGACGCCAGGAAGACCCGCGCCTTCAGGCCGAGCGACTTCGATCCGTTTGCGAGGCGACAGAACAACACGACGAATGACATGGCGGGATTGCGGGCGGTGTTTCAGGGACGGGCGGCTGAGAGAACAGAGAACAAGGAGGCCAACGATGGAAATTGATGGGATCGGTAAGACGTGTCTGGCGCTGGGCGTCGCCGGAGCAATCGCGATCTTCGCACTCAGTGGCTGCCAGGTGGGCGACCTCGTGCAGGCCAACGTGCCCCAGTCGGTGCGCAAGGTCGTGCCATCGGAGCCGCGCGTCTCGTACAACGACGCCAAGATCGTCTACGCCGACTGGCGCGCCAGCGTCGAGCGCACCGCCGAGCAGTTCCAGACCGAGCTCGACCGCAAGGCCGAGCTTGTGAGCCTGCTCTCGTCATTGACGAATGATGCGATGACGGCGGGCATCCCCGTCCTCGAAGCGCTCCCCGGCGGCGGCCTGCTCGCCACCGGACTCGTCGGCTTTGGCGCGTGGTTCCTCCGCTCGCCGGGCACAACGGCGCGAGTCGCCAGAGAGAAGGAGGCATCATTCAACAAGGGACTGAAGGAAGGTCGGGTTACAGCACCGGTTTCGTCAGTGCTGTCAGCGTCCACCGAGATCGCGGCCTGATGGCAAGGCCGCTGGTCATCATGAAGGTCAAAGCGATCTTCTTCGATCGTCCGAAGGTTCGGCGTGGCGCCGATCGTGCCAAGCGTCGGGCGCTCTCGAAGGCGGGCGCCTTCATCCGCCAGCGGGCGCGGACGAGCATCCGCAAGCGCAAGGGCGCCTCGCCGCCGGGCCAGCCACCACGCTCGCACGAGGGGTCGCTGCGCAGGCTGATCCTCTTCGGCTTCGGCCGGGCGAGTGATTCGGTCGTCGTTGGCCCCGCGAGGCTGAACCGCCCCGGCGAGGCGCCCAACGTGCTCGAGTTCGGCGGACGCACGACGATCACGCGACGGCGCACGAAGAAGAACGGCAGACGCGTGCTTGAATCCAGGCGCGTGCGCATCGCGGCGCGTCCCTACATGGGACCTGCGCTCAAGAAGGAACTGCCCAACATCCCCAAGGCGTGGGCCAACAGCGTGCGAGGGGCGTGACCCATGGCTAACTCACGCGGCATCCGAGCGGGTCGAGCCTTCGTCGAGCTTGGCGTGAGCGACAGACTCAGCGCGGGCCTTCGGCGCGCACAGCGGCGCCTCCGCGCATTCGGCGCCGGCGTTCGTCAGGTGGGCCTGCGTCTCGTTGCCGCTGGCGCTGCGGCGCTGGGGCCGCTTGCCGCGACGGTGCGCATCTTCGCCAAGGCGGGCGACGAGCTGGAAAAGATGTCTCGCCGGACGGGACTGAGCGTTGAGGCGCTCTCCGAACTCGGCTTCGCCGCCGAGCAGTCCGGCGCAGATCTGGAGACGCTGGAGAAGGGCGTGCGCACGATGCAGCGTGCCGTCAACGATCTTGGACGCGGGCTCTCGACACAGGTCGACGCATTCGGCGATCTCGGCTTGTCGATCGCGGATCTTGAAGGCCTCTCGCCGGAGCAGCAGTTCAAGCTCATCGCCGAGCGTCTCAGCCAGGTGGCCGACGCAACCAAGCGTGCGGCGCTGGCCCAGCAGATCTTTGGCCGGGCGGGCACGCGGCTGCTTCCCCTCATGGAGCAGGGCGCCGCGGGGATGGAGGCATTGCAACAGGAGGCCCGACGGCTCGGGCTGACGATCTCGACGAAGACCGCCAAGGACGCCGCTCGGCTCACCGACGCCTTCAACATCGTGCGACGCGTGCTGCGCATCACGGCCATCACCATTGGCAGCGCCCTGGCGCCCGCGCTCGAGCGAGCAGCCAAGCGCATCACACGCATTGCCATCGTCGCCAACACCTGGATAAAGCAGAACAAACAGCTCGTCGTGACCGCCGCCAAGGTGGCGCTGGGCGTCCTGGCGATCGGCACGGCGCTGATCGCCGTCGGTCTGCTGCTGGCGCTCGTCGGTGCGGCCTTCGGCGGACTGGCGGCAATCGTCAGCGCAGCGGGCGCAGCGCTGGGTGTCGTGACGGCGGCATTGGGCGCGATCCTCTCGCCCATCGGCCTTGTCGTCGCGGCGGTCATCGGCGCGGGTGTCGCCTTCTTCAGGTTCAGCAATGCGGGCGCCGCGGCGCTCGACTTCCTGCGAGAAAAGTTCGGGACGCTGGCGGGCGTCGTCAGCAAGACTCTCGGCGGCATCCGCGATGCGCTAGCCGCCGGCGACATCGGGTTGGCCGCCAAGGTCCTCTGGGCCGGGCTCAAGCTCACCTTCCTCGAAGGCACCAAAGAGATCCGTGAGAACTTCGCCGACGGCCTGCTCGTCATGCGTCTGGCGATGGTGGATGTGCTGGGGACCATGTCGCGCCTCTGGACGCGCTTCGCCTCGGGCGTGCAGTCGGTGTGGGAGAAGACGCAGAACTTCCTCGCCAAGCGATTCACCGAACTGTTTGGGCTCTTTGATGACTCGCTCGATGTGGACGCCGCCAAGGCACAGCTCGATGCACAGTCGCGGGCCAAGCTCGAATCGCTCGCGCGCGAGACAGAGGATGCGCTCAAGCGGATCAGTGAGGAACAGGACCAACGCACCAAGGGCCTCCTCGATGACGCCGCCGACAAGATGGAGGAACGCCGCAAGGCGCTCGAAGAGGCGAAACGGAAGCTCGATGAGGCCGTCGCCGAGGCCCGCAACAAACGCCAGAAGGCCGATACGCAGGGCGCCAACGCCCCGTCGCTTCGTGATCGGTTCCGCAACCTCGAAGGCCAGCTCGGCGCCATTGGTGATGGGATCAAACAACGAATCGAAACGCGCGGCACATTCAACGCCCTGGCCGTGCAGGGACTCGCCAGCGGCTCAGACGCCATCGACCGCACTGCACGCGCATCGGAACAGACCGCCCGCAACACACGCCGCCTCGTCGAGTCCGCCCAGCGCGGCGGCCTCACGTTCACATAAGGAGAGCAGGATCGATGCCAATCCAGTTCGGTGAACGCGACACCAGCCCGGAACTCTCCCAGGACGGCGCAACCTTGCGCTACTGGGCGACGGGCGAGACGGACGAGTTCGTCGTCCAGAGCACGCTCGAGGCGCAGACGCCAACGACGATCGCGGGTCTCGTGCGCACCAACGTGCGCATCGAGCCGACCGGCCCGGGCATGTGGGACGGCGAGATCACCTACGGCCTGCCGGACGAGAACGAGATCCCCCAGCAGGGCCAGCCGACGTTCAGCTTCGACACCGTGGGCGGCACGCAGCACCTGACGCAATCGCTGGCCACCGTCGGCACGTTCGCGGCGCCGGGGACGACCGCGCCCGACTTCCAGGGCGCCATCGGTGTGACGGCCGACAGCGTCGAGGGCGTGGACATCGTCGTGCCGGTGTACCAGTTCACCGAGACGCACGTCTTCGACGACGCCGTGGTCACCGACACGTACAAGAGCACGCTCATGATCATGACGGGCCGCGTCAACAGCGACACCTTCCGCGGCTTCGCGGCCGGGTCGGTGCTTTTCCTCGGCGCATCGGGCGCCAAGCGTGGTGACGGCGACTGGGAGATCACCTACCGCTTCGCAGTCTCGCTCAACCTCAGCGCGATCACGGTCGGGTCCATCACCGGGATCAGCAAGAAGGGCTGGGAGTACCTCTGGGTGCGCTACGAGGACGCGGAAGACACGGGCGCACAGACGATCGTCAAGCGACCCGTCGCGGCGTACGTCGAGCGGGTCTACCTCGAGCTCCCGTTCACCGCGCTGGGGATCTGACGCATGGGATGCGGCTGTGGATCATCACTGGTCGAAGGAGCAGCGAAGATCGCGTTGAGCTCCCTCGGCGCGCGATGTGCGGACGCGGCGACGGTGCGGCAGCGACGCGATCTGTGCTCCCAGTGCGAGCACGAAGAGCGACTCGCTGGCGCCCTGCCGATCTGCGGCGTGTGTCAATGCGTCATCTGGTCCAAGACACGCCTCAAGAGTGAAGTCTGCCCGGACGGGAGGTGGTAAATGGCCATCGATCCACTCGCCAAGGTCATGCCGGGACAGCCGCTGAAGATTCCCGCGTCGGCGTACAATGCCTTCGTTGACGCCGCTAAAGCCACGCGCGGCGTTCGGCAGGACACAACGCGTCAGTCCGAGCGCGAGCAGACGGCGGCGCTGACGCCCATCAAGAACACGACGGCGACGATGATCCCTCGTTTCGGAATCCTTGGCGTCGACGGTCCGCTCTTTACACCCAGCGATGCGCTCGAATCATTCAAACGCCGCATGGCGCTGGTCGGTTCGATCCCGAGCGACATGACGCACACCGGCAGGTTCGTCATCGCGCTCGAACCCATCGCACCGGGGGCGATCGGCATGGCGTGCGCCTCGGGGCTCTGCATGGTCCAGATCGACTTCCCACCCGATGACGGCAGGGAGCGGCGCTTCGCCGACATCGCCGACGGCGTGACCGGGAATCTCACAGCAGGCGACAGCGGCGCGGCCACGATCCTCTGGCGCGAGACCGGGGTGGGGGTGCGCTGGGCGATCGTACGCCTCGGCGGGTTCGCATCGCAATCGCTCTTCCCCGTCAAGCTCACGCTCGCCGGCGGCGCCCAGGGCAACGCGCTGGCCCCCGCGACCTGGACCTACGACGTGGCCGACGCGATCACTGAAGAGTCGCTCGCCATCGGTGTCGATCCCACCGCGGCGCCGAGCAACTGGCGCCGGCCCGGCGTCGGCCAGGTCAGCGCCGCGACGTTCGGATCG